TATGCATTTATTCAGGACATTGTTGACTTTGAAGAAAAAGGATCATACATTTTTATGGGTATGGTAAAATCAATTAAGCGAGGAACAGGATGGTCACGAGTTGAAGTTTTGGACAAAACTGGCAGTGTCGGTATATTTGACGATGAAAATACAACTATTGAGACGGGTCGTTCTTATCTTATCTTGTGTAATGATAACAGGATTGTATCTTTCATACCGTCTGACGAAATAAAAGAATCGTCTCATGCTCTTGTAAAGTTCTTAAGTTACAAGCAGTTGCCATACAAAGATGATGAAATGTTTGTAGTTTCTTTTAAACCAAGAATTACAAAGACAGGAAAGAAGATGGCATCTCTTACCCTTGCAGACACAAGCAGAGACCTACATTCTATTACAGTTTTCCCTACATCTTTTGCAAAGGCGTATATGCATATTGAAGAAGGAAAATCCTACAAGTTTGATTTTGGCAAGACTAAAGACGGAACCGTAACATTGGAGGATGTACATGTCAGTTAGTATAGAAGAAGCGTTAGCACAACTTGATCCTAAGTTAAGGAAAAGACTTGGAAGCGGAGTTGGTATTAACTATGAGTACCAGGCAACCCCTAGTTTTGGTTTAAACCGTGCTTTAGGTGGAGGCCTACCCTACGGAAGACAAGTTCTTATCTGGGGCTCCAAGTCCTCTGCAAAGTCTTCTATGTGCCTTCAGATGATTGCTCTAGCCCAAGCCGAAGGTAAACTATGTGCATGGATTGATTCAGAAATGTCATACTCAGAAGAATGGGCTAGAACTCTTGGGGTAGATCCAGAAAAACTAATCTACTCACAAGCAAGAACTATTAGTGACATGGTAGACGTAGGCGTTGGATTAATGAATGCAGGCGTTGACTTAATCGTGGTAGACTCTATTACATCAATGCTTCCAGCAATCTATTTTGAAAAAGATACAGATGAAATGAAAGCATTAGAAAACACTAAACAGATTGGAGCCGAATCCCGTGACTTTAGTAACGCATGGAAAATGCTTAATTATGCTAACAACAAGGTTAAGCCTACTCTTCTTGTTCTTATTTCCCAGTCTCGCAATAATATTAATGCTATGTATACTAGCCAGCAGCCTTCTGGCGGTCAGGCTACTAAGTTTTATTCTTCTTGCATTGTTAAGTTATTTAGTTCCGAGTCCGACAATCAAGCGATTAAAGGAAAAATTAAGGTAGGAGATAAATTAATTGAAGAAAAAATTGGTAGAACTATTAAGTGGGAACTACAGTTCTCAAAAACCTCTCCAGGGTTTCAATCTGGCGAGTATGATTTTTATTTTAGAGGTGATGATATTGGTCTTGACACCATCGGCGATCTTGTTACTACTGCTGAACTAAACGGTATTGTAGAGCGAACAGGTGCTTGGTACATCCTTCCTGATGGATCAAAAGTCCAAGGCAAAGAAGCATTTGTTAATAGAGTGCGAGAGGATCTTGACTTGCAAGAATCAATCAAGGCTAAACTGAATGGCTAATTTTACTGTATATAAAGGCGAGTGGGTTTGTCATACATGCAAGACTATTGTGCCAACATTAAGATGCTATGCAGATGAAAAAATGTTAAGTTGGATGTGTAAAGATAAGCATTTGACAAAGGTTTATCTAGGAAGAAGAAAGAAGAGCGACTTTGACGGAGAAGAGTGAGTCTAAAAGAATAGGTGCTAAACAGCATAAGAACTCTGGAAGAAATACTCAAAAGGGCGACGCTTCTTGGAAAAACTTTGTTGTAGACTTTAAAGAGGTTGGAAAATCTTTTACATTAAATAAAGAGGTTTGGGCAAAGGCTACTACTGATGCCATGAAGAACGGAAAAGACCCAGCCATAGTAGTCGTAATGGGCGAGGGTAACTTTAAAGTAAGACTTGCTATAATTGAGATGAGCATATTAGAAGATCTAGTGGAGGAATAATGGAACAGCAACAAACAACGATAGAAATGGTCAATGGTTTGGCAGAGATAGCGGACTATATGCAGGATGAGGAGTTGACAACTGCCTTAACATTCATTGCTAAGATTATTATAAAGCCAGACATTCCTTTGAATGTAGCACATATAGAGATTGTAAGGCTTCAAGCAATTGCAGCAAAGATGGCTTTTAAAGCAACTTGGATGGCAAATGTAGACAAGTCAGATAGAGGTAAAAAGAATCTTTATTATACGGCAGCAGAGTCGTTAAATAACTTGGTGTCTGCACTAAAGTACATAACCCGATAATCTGCTATACTTATACTAATAGAAACGAGAAATGATGACGAAGAATTTATTGCATACGGTAATGATAAAGCCAGAAGAAAAGCCAATTCACCCCATCGATATTGCTGGGCTTGAGGCAAAGATTAAAGAAGGCTATACGATTACTCGTGTAGATAAGCATACAACAAAGAAGACTTTTGCTCCATCAACTATTGCCTACGGGCATGGTGAGTGTGCTCGATACTGGTACCTTGCTTTTGATGGGCAGATGTTCGAAGATAATGCAGATGCTTATAGCGCAGCCAATATGACTGCAGGAACTCTATCACATGCAAGAATTCAAAACGCAATGCTAAACGCTGGAATAGCAAAAGTTTATCGTGATGAAAATAACGAAGCCACCACAGAGTTCAAGATTACAAATCAAGATCCTCCTATCTTTGGATATGGAGATGTCATGTTTGATTGGCAAGGCCAAGAACTCATTGGTGAAATTAAAACAATGATGAACGAAGGGTTTGAATATAGAAAGGCATCAGGCAAGGCCAAGACTGGTCACTTAATGCAGTTGCTTATCTATATGAAGATCTTAAAGAGACCAGTTGGTGTAATGATTTATGAAAATAAAAATAATCATGAACTCCTTTTGATCCCTGTAGATGTAAACGATCATTACCGTCGGTGGGTAGACCAGGCATTTGATTGGATGAGACTAGTTAGAAAGACATGGGAAGATAGAACCCTGCCAAACAAAAACTATAGATCAAACTCCAAGATATGCAAGTCATGCCCAATTAAAAAAGCATGTGAGTCTGCAGGTCCAGGCGTGTTAAAAATAGCACCCTTGGAGATTCTCGGTGAACAATTGTAAATGCTGCGACAACAACTTTGAGCCAACAGTATCCTATCAGATATACTGTTCTACAAACTGTAGAGACATCGCAACAAAAGAAAAGATTGCAGCAAGGTATCTTCAATCTAAAAGACAAAAAAGAAAAGGCAAGACAAGACTTTGTAAGTCCTGTTCTACACCACTTTCTATATACAATGATGATCCAGTTTGCTCATCTTGCAGTGTAAACCCTGATGCAGTCCTTAAAGCAATAAAAGAAATAAAAGGAAAAATAAATGGTAAAAAATAAGTGGGGGCTAGAAATAAAACCACATAAAATTTGTGCTATTGACGCTAGTACTAACAGCCTTGCGTTTTCTTTGTTTGCTGGAGAAAACCTTGAGTCGGTTGGTAAGATTAGTTTTGAAGGAAACAATACCTACGAAAAGGTAATGGATGCAGGTAAAAAAGTAAAAGGATTTTTTGATATATACGGTGGATTTGAAGCAATAATTATTGAGCACACTGTGTTTATGAATAGTCCAAAGACTGCTGCAGACCTTGCTTTAGTTCAGGGAGCAATCTTAGGTGCTGCTGGTCAAACTGGAACAAAAGTAATAGGAACTGTTTCACCAATTACTTGGCAAAACTACATAGGAAACAAAAAAATATCAAAGGATGAGCAATTGTTTATTCGCTCACAACATCCTGGTAAATCAGTTTCTTGGTATAAGACCTATGAAAGAAACCTTCGTAAAGAAAGAACTATAAGATTTATTAATACAATTTATGATAGAACTATTATTGATAACGACGTTGCCGATGCCTGTGGCATTGGGCACTGGGCTATAAAAAATTGGGGTAAAGCAATTGGAATTGACAAATAGTATCATGGCTGCTAAACTATATACATCAGAAGTCTTTATGCGTAAGAGATATCTTATGGATAAGAAGACCCCAGAAGAGATTGCAAAGGAGTGCGGAGTGAGTCTAGAGACTATTTACGTATACCTTGCTAAGTTTGGATTAAGGAGATCAAAAAGATGAATAGAGTTGAAAAAGCGTTGGTAGCACTTGCTGTCACAGGCGCTGTTGGTTTTGCTTTTGCCTTTGCTGCGCTAAAAGGAATTCCAGAATCATTTGATTGGGAACTTGATGAAGAGGAATCCTATGAGTGACAATCTAAATATAACAGTTGATCAAGTTAATAACCCCTTACACTACACATCAGACCCATCTGGTATTGAGTGCATTGAGATAACTCGTCATCGTAATTTTAACATTGGTAATGCCTTTAAGTATCTGTGGAGAGCAGGACTTAAAGATGAAGCAAAGACTATACAGGATTTAGAGAAGGCAATCTTTTATATCAAGGATGAAATAAATAGACTAGAGGGAAAATATGTCAACTGAAGAAGATCTAGTCAAACACTTAGACCAAGTAAACTTGGTTGTAGAGGAATACCTAAAGGGTAATGATCCAACTGTAATTTCAAAGCAGTTGTCTATACCAAGACAAAAGGTTGTGACTCTTATTAATGAGTGGAAAGTCATGGCATCTGCAAATGACGCAATACGTGCTCGTGCCAAAGAAGCACTAGCAGCAGCAGACACACACTATAGCAAGTTAGTCTCTCGAACATACGAAGTTATTGATGAAGCATCAATGACAAATAATCTTAGCGCAAAGACTGCAGCAATTAAACTTGTTATGGACATTGAGTCTAAGCGTATTGATATGCTACAGAAGGCTGGACTGCTTGAAAACAAAGAACTTGCAGAAGAGATGATGGAAATTGAAAAGCGCCAAGAAGTTCTAGTTCTTATATTAAAAGATATTGCTTCCGAATACCCACAAATACGTGATGAAATTATGCGTAGACTTTCTGCATTTGCAAAAGACAACGAGGTGATTACAGTTGTCCACGATGTTCAATGAGTTTCTTGAAGTACTCAAAGATAATCATTTTCAAGAAACACCAGTAGATGCAAAAACATTTGTTGAGGGTGAAAACTTTCTAGGTCAGCCTGGTCTATCTGATATTCAGTATGACATTGTAGAAGCAATGAGCCAAATCTATAGAAAAGAAGATCTCATAGATCTTATGGGCGAAGAAGAAGGCACAAGATACTTTGAAAAATATACTAAGAATGAAATTATTCTGCAACTTGGAAAGGGGTCTGGAAAAGACTTCGTATCAACAGTAGCGTGTGCATATATCGTATATAAACTTTTATGTTTGAAGGACCCAGCAAAATACTTTGGTAAGCCAGCAGGAGATGCTATTGATTTAATTAACGTTGCTATTAACGCACAGCAGGCTAAGAATGTTTTCTTTAAAGGTTTTAAATCAAAGATTGAAAGATCCCCATGGTTTGCTGGAAAGTATTATGCAAAAGCAGACTCAGTTGAGTTTGATAAGTCTATAACTGTTTACTCTGGCCACTCAGAAAGAGAATCACATGAGGGACTAAACCTTCTTCTTGCAGTTCTTGATGAGATCTCTGGGTTTGCATCTGAAGTAGGAACAGGTAATGAACAAGGAAAGACTGCTGAGAATATATACAAGGCTTTCCGTGGATCAGTTGACTCTCGCTTTCCAGACCTTGGCAAAGTTGTTTTGCTTTCATTCCCAAGATATCCAGGAGACTACATCTCAGAGAAGTACGATGCAGTTGTTGCTGAGAAAGAAGTAGTTGAAAGAACACACGAGTTTATTATTAATCCATTACTACCTGACACAGACCCAAACAATAAGTTTGAAATTTCCTGGGATGAAGATCATATAATCTCATACAAATACCCTGGAGTATTTGCACTAAAAAGACCTACATGGGAGGTAAACCCAACAAGACAGATTGATGATTTTAAGATTGCTTTTATTACTGACCTTGGAGATGCAATGATGCGCTTTACATGCGTACCAACATTTGCTTCTGATGCATTCTTTAAGCAACAAGAAAAAGTAAGAGCATGCATGACACTTAGAAACCCTGTAGATAACTTTAGAAGGTTTGACGAAGCGTTTAAACCAGACCCAACAAAGAAATATTATGTACATGCCGACCTTGCCCAGAAGCACGATAAGTGTGCAGTTGCTATTGCACATGTAGAAAAATGGGTAAGTATACAAGTCATCAATAACTACGAACAGGTAGCACCAATTGTAATAGTAGATGCAGTAGCGTGGTGGGAACCAAAGGTAGAAGGGCCAGTTAATCTTTCAGAAGTTAAGCAGTGGATTCAGAACCTTAGAAGAATAGGGTTTGATATAGGTATGGTTTCCTTTGACCGTTGGCAATCCTTTGATATTCAAAATGAATTAAAGCAGGTTGGAATGAAAACTGATACTGTTTCTGTTGCCAAAAAGCACTATGAGGATATGGCTATGCTTGTTTATGAGGAAAGACTTGCCATGCCTGCAATTGATTTGTTATTTGATGAACTAACACAGTTAAAGATTATGAAAAATGATAGAGTTGACCACCCCCGCAAAAAGTCAAAGGACTTGGCTGATGCTGTGTGTGGAGCAATATTTGGGGCAATATCACATACCCCAAAAAATATAGACACTGAAGTAGAGGTTCATACCTTTAAAGACAGACCGAAGACTCCAGAAGAGCAGTTTGACATGGAAAGTCGGAATGTGATACACTATAACCCTAGCCAAATAGATGAAATAAAAGACTATTTGGATGGATTAAAAACACTATAAACAAGGAGAATAAATTAAATGAACTCATTTAAGAAAATCGCACTAGCCATGGTTGCAGCCATGACTTTGGGCACAATGGTAGCAACACCTGCAAGTGCTGCTGTAATGACAGTCGCTGTATC